AAAATATATTTTTATCCTCTTTATATTTTTCAAATAACCTCCAACAATAATCATACATATTGGTTCCATTTTCAAATGCCATGCGTTTTTCCTCCCTTGTAGATAAATAAACCTATTTTTATAATATTCCATTTCGAACTATTATGCAAATGAAAAAGACATCCGTTTCCGAATGCCTTTTAAGTAGGTTTATTCTCATAGGGGAGAAATCGAGCCGCCGGTTTCCGCCTTTGGCTCAAGTATTATTATAACTGTGCATTTTGTGAATTGTGTGAATCTTTCAAATACCGGTCAACTATTTTGCTTATACTGCTCCGATCCAGATGTACACTCTTGGCAACCTGCTCCTGGGTCACCGGCTTTCTGCCATCGATAAACAGTTTCCGGAAGATGCGGTGTGCCAGACTGTCCAGTATCGCATCCACGAACTGCTCTACTTCCTTACACTCCTGCTCCAGAGCTTTCTTCCGCTTCAGATCACGGTCCTGCAATCGCTTGTACTTCTCCTGATCGAACCCAACTACACACTGTGGCATCGGATAACCTTTACTGTAATCAAATATTACATCGTTCCCGATCATCGTATCTGACTTCCAACGGTTCTGCAAAGTATAATCCAGTTCCAGTATCTCCGCCTTATTGCTCCGGTGCGCTTTCAATCTTTCCTTTGTCATCTTCTCCAACGGCATCGCCTCCCTTATTCTCCTGCAGCTCTGCCCTGCTGCCGCTTATCTGTATCTCACCTCTTAGCTGCTGCTATCTAAGATATGACAGGCTCCATTCTGGATTGCCACCCATGGATGCCAGGTAATCAAGTAATGTCACGATAGTTCAACTCTTTGTTCAACTGTTTAGTTGGTGTATCAGTTGATGTATTAGTTGATGTATCTGGCGGTTCCGGCAAAGGCATCCAATGCGTAACTTTCCAGAATGTCCTGCTGCCTTTTAATTCCCAGTATCCTAGCTTTTTATAGAATTTTGCAAATGTTACATGTTTTAAATCCTGTTCTTTGCAACATACTATGTAAGTGCCGGATGATTCCGGTACTCTATCATCGGCAGAAATCCACCACTCTGTATCATAAGCTGTCGGCTGTTCATCTATAATCGATACAATACCGCAATACACTTCTTTCAACTCATCAACGCACAGGTCATATGATTCCTCTGTCTTTTTATGCAGTTCCCAAATTTTTGAGATCAAAGCATCGGCATCAATTAATCTCATTTCACATCACTCCAATCTAATTTCTGCCCGCACCATTTGCAATACGGCATATCCCACACCTTTAAAAGTTTTATGGTTGCAATATCACCAAACAGTCCTTTGCAGTTGGGACAGGAGGCCTGACCGTTCCAGTCCTCTATTTTTCTCGCCACATCTCTGGAATCCCCATCCACAAACCGCCGAATCTCCGCTACTTCCTGCTGCAACTGTTCGTCAGTCTTTTTCATGATTCACATACCCCATCCTTCCTACAATTCCAGTGTTCTTTAGATAATTGTAATAATCCTGCGCCACTTCTTCGTTGACGTTAAACTTTTTTCTGATTCTTCCAATGGTTACACGTTTCTGGTTCTTCGCCCAGTTCTCTAATTTTACAGATTTGATAATCATTTGTTCCTCCACTTTTCTACCATGTTCCAGTGCCCTTTCATTGCTTCTGGAATTGTTGCATATCGTCTGGCATCCAGATCGCTCCAGTTCTTCACCTCTCCATCTTCTGCGCACCGAAATACCATTGTTTCTAAACCGTGATCTGCTGTATCGCAGGTGTCTATCAGCACATATCCTTTTGATGTTTCTACTATTGTTCTCATTTCTGCTCCTCTCTCCTGTATACTTCCGGCAGTGGCATCCAGGCATTAACAAATATTCCAAACGATACATAGCTTGTATCATCATCTCCCGGATAAAATGCTCCGGATCCATCACTGTCTGTTTCATATCTTCCGATATCCGGAAGTGTAAAATTTTCAAACGACACCAGCACATATTCTCCCGGATCCGGAAGTCTGTCATTGATATCTATCCAATTATTCATGCTCTCACCAGTTCCCCGCTTTTCATCATCTCTGTCAATTCATTCATGGTAAATGATTCGATATAGCTTGTACGTTCCCCAAAACAATTTACGAAATGCAGCCGGAATCTGACGAACCGTTCATGTTTCGGGATATGTTCAACCACTGCCTTTACCCATTTCTTTTCCTTTAATTCTCTCGTTACGTGCTTATAAATTTTATATTTTTCTCCAACTTTAAACATTGCTCTTACTCCTATCCAAGCGCAATCCTGATACCTGTTTCTTCCGCTAAGATCTGTCTGATATCTTCCTGGCTTACCCAACCGCCATTCAGGTACTCATTGATTAACGCTGCACATTCTTCCAGAAACTTACGCACTTTCGTTCCGCTCATCTTCTCTCTGGTGATCAACTCCGTGCAGATCATCGCATAAGTTGTGGATAATGCATCTGTGATTGTGATCAGTTTTACCTTGAGATCTCTTGGATTCTTCGGATATTCCATCTTTGCCAGATTCATCCGACACTTCTGAGAGAACTTTTTCGCTTCTGCTTCAACATCTGCGCCGACTTTTGCCTGCACCAGAATCGAGAACTCGCGAACATTCAACTTTTTCTCATAGTGTTCTTTCAGGTACTCGTTAAAAATTCCCTGCACCCTTTCCAATCGTTTCCGACCAAATCCGAATTTATCATGCAGCGTCCATAATCCGATCTCCAGAACATGCTGCATCATTGTTACTGCATATCCGGCAACATGTTTGTCATAAGCATCTCGGCGCACCGCTGCATCTATCTCACTTTGCATCCAACCATACTTTGGTTTATTTTTTTTCTTTCTCACTAGTTTGTTGCTCATTTCTTTTCTCCTCTGCCATTGCATTGATTACCGGCACATAGGTGATCGCCATATTTTCAGCGAACTGCTGCAGCAGGGAATTGCCTTTGTATTTTTCCACCAATGCGCTCATCTGCTTGGTATACTGTCGCATATCCCCAGACCGCCGGTAATCTTTATAATTCTTCCATGCCGTATTCATGACATCCTGTATTTTTTCATGCATAATATTTGCTCCTACTTAAACGGGCACTCGTCTGACTCATCAATATCAGCACTGTAAAATCCATCTGATTTATCCCAGCCATACTGATAATCCAGATCATCACCATCTCCATATATCCTTTTCGACCGTTCATCATAATCCAGAATGATTCCATCCAGATTAATCTTTCCGAACAGTCTGTTTTTCGCCACGATCAGCTTGCGCTGATCCGCACTCATGCTTTTTCCAATCTCATCACTGTTCCCGCGATTGTAACCCAGTGTCAAACCTGCCAGATTCGTAATATCTCCGGAGCCGCTGACCTCATCATTAATATCCGTCGAATATCCGTTCTTTCTCTGATGCGCCACCAGCAGGATCAGACAGTCGTACTGAATCGCAAGTTTCGCTAAGTTTCGGACAAATTGCCCCTGTTGCTCGTACCGGTCACTGCCACGCTGCTCATCGATGTACATAGCGGTCATCAGGTTATCGATCAGGACCACGCGTACTCCATACTGCTGGATAGAGCGCTCAATACTTTTCAGGAGATCTTCCTTTTCGTCTGTTTCAATAATCCGGTTGTCGTAGATAAATGCTTTTTCCTGATACCATGCATTGATCAATTCCTGATTTGCATTTGTGATAAAACGGTTTACCGTTCCGTATTCTGTCCGGTTTTCCACGATGTGGTGTCTGCCTGCTACCTGAAAATCAAACCAACTCTTATACAGATAATTTGGCAGCTCTCCGGAATAGGTAAAAGCGGTATATCCCTGATCAATCACGTTCGCAATGATCTGGCTGGCCAGCGTAGATTTACCTTCACCGCGTTTTCCTGCAATGACACATACCATACCAAACGGGAGCCCTCCGTAAAGCATCCGATCCAGTTCGCTGATTCCACTTTTTACTTTCTCCAGCTCATAAATATTTACATTTTCCACCTCTGCCAGTGGCAGCACACGGTTGACCGGAAGATATACGGCATTTTCCACAGCATGTCTGATGCATTCTGTACCGTATTTCTGGAGCATTTCATTTGCATCCTTACAATTCCTGTAATCAACTTCCCTAACGTGCTTTATCCGGCAAGGAAAACGTCTGGCGACCTCTTCCAGCAGTGTGATATGGTTCTTTTCGAAATCTCCAAAGACTATGATCTCCTCGAACTTGCTCACCCAGTTGTAACAATACGGTACCCAGGTAAATCCTTTTGCTCCGGTTGGAACAGATACCGCATTCTCAATTCCTGCTGTTGCAACGCTTAAAC